ACGTTTCGTTCGACGGTGTATGAACCATCGTTAGCCATGCCTAATGTTACGAGTGCTTGTTTAAGAACAGTACCGTACTCTTGTTTAGGGATATAGCCGTTGTGTTGTGCTAATTTTTCTTGCCAGATAGGGGTTGCTTCAATGGTAGACATGCTTACGGTCGCCCAAACGGTTGTATTGATTAATGACATAAATTCTCCTTCTCTTCTCAAGGGAGAGACATAGCTCTCCCAACGTTATGCTATCTTACATGAATCTCAACTAAAAGTCAATAGGATTTTGAACTAAATCACCACTTGGTGTGATTGTCCAAAAGCTGACGATGTTGAATGAAGCCTTTGAAGTTGCCTGACCACAGATCACCATCTCGATCCATGTGTGTGACACCTTCTTCCCAATTACACTTATACGGCTCCATATTCTTATATCCATCCGTTTCTTGCATTGGTGTTGCCTGATGTTCGAATGGAGAAGCATGTACCTTACGGCCTGTCAGCAAGCGTCCATAGATTTCCAGAGCTTTATCCTTCGTTGAGTTAAGACGGCGATAACTCACTTGAGCACAACATGAGGAGGAAATTGCTTTCGCTTCTTCCACGTCTAAGATAACTTTCTCACCGTGCTCATCTTCTACGTAGTATCCGCAGAACACCCAAACGTCATCTCCTTCCAACCCAATATTTTCATAGAAGTGTTGAACGTAAGGGGTATGCCATTGACCAGGTTGCAGAAGTTCTGACTCAGCCGCTTCATACTCTTTGTGCATAGCAATAGCGAGAGCTTCGATAGTTGGATCAGCATCAGCGTCTACACGCAACCACCAGAAGTTCTCATATTCGGTTGCAGTGACAACAGTCTTCATGCGCTGGAACGGTTCTAACAGGCGATTCACCACCTGTTTATGATAGCCAGCCTCTGCCAGTTCTTCTGCGAAACGGGCAGCACTAAGCGCAGCAAGATTCCACCATTCACGACCAGTGTAACCTGCACCAACGATCCCATCATGCTCTACGCCCTTGTCCTGCATACCAGATTGGTTTGCACCAAAGCGATAAGGCTTAGCTGGTTCATCTCTTACCATTTGAATAAGAGTCTTCACCTGAATAGCTCGGCTGGACGCAGCGTTGCGGCTAAATAAACGGTGAGTCATCAGTTCACTGTGAATAATTCGAGGATATTCCAACTCGAAAGTTACGATCTCATTCCCACGTCCATCATGAGACTTTGCAATTACTTTTGCGCTAATATCTGCCATTATTTCTCCTTACTCAATTACAATCCACTTCTGGTCTTCTGGTGTAATTACACTTTCTAAACCATCATACTCATCAATACGGTAAACATTGCCATCGAATTCAACAATCGTTAATTCCGCACACATGCCATTGGCATCTTCGCCTAATATTTCAACAACCTCTAACAGGTCTTCGTTGTGACGAGCAATGTCGCTATTTAAATAACTACCAAAGTCATAGTGATTAACTTTGTATCCACGTTCTTCCATCATCTTGACGGCGAAATCAGATAAGCCAAAACCTCCGTAGCAAGTGTTTATAACTACTTTACCCATGTCTCCTCCTATTTATGATAAATGTCAACCGCATTGAATACATCCTTCCACGGATCTTCGATGGAAGTTATCAATACATTTGGCATGGTTTTTAATTCTTCCAAGAATGGATCTTGATATATGGTGTTGAAGTACACCTTCACTACATGATCTGGGAATAAGACGAGATTCTCTGCCCGATCATCAATTGCTATATCGCAGGGGAGTAGGTATTTCTCCTTCGTCGCGAAGAAGCCATTACCTGTTCCTCGTCCGAAATCAAATTCAGGGAGGTTGCGTTTTATATAGCGGTACTTGGAGCTAAAATGTCCACCTTTGGTGTGGCTTGCGATGAGAAGAGTATCTCCAGCCTTGCCAAGATAGTTAAGAGTGTTTACGCTGCCTGGCACTGTACCCATTGTGTCGTACAGATGTTGATTATCCCAGAAGGAATGCGGGTCGATACCAAACCTCTTCTCGAAGTCTGGGAAGTATGCAGATAGGTCGTAATGTGCATCTTTGCCAGTTGCTGGCAATACAACATTGTCACCACTCACAGCATTCAACCAGGCAAGCCAGGGAACATCAGCCGGAGCTATTACTAAATCACAGTCACAGACGATTCTCATGGTTCTCCTCAAAGCCCCGTCTGATGGGGCTTATATTACGTTATTGTTGCGCAAGATCAAGAAGTATTTTCACTATCTGTTTTCTTCGCTTAATTATTGTACTTTCAGGCTTCACTCCACGTTTCTCAAGCCACTGTTTGTCCTTCTTAGTACGAACGATAAGTTGTGCTTATCAGCATATGCGAGGATTGAGTTGCACTTCTTGCAAACTACTCGTAGGTCTTCTTCGTTTACGTAGAGGAGTCTTAGAGCAAAACCTGGAAGGTCTTCGTAGCAGGTTAGCGCACCTGCGGCGTGGATGTGGTCTACTTGGAAATCTTTCATGCCGCCTGTGTGTCCACAGAGTTCACACTTGCAGTTCCAGATTTTCTTTGGTTTACCTGTTTTCTTATCTCGCATTACGTTACCGTCTTTGTCAAGTCGATCAACTTGGTAGCGTAGTGCGTTAATACGTTTAATCTTGTTGGGGTGTCGAATCCATGCTCTCCTTAGACAACCTCGCAGATACGTGTAGAATTCTGCTTGAGTTCTCCAGGGGGTTCCCTCTCCCCATACAATCTTAGGTTCCTTGTTCGCCAATGTTACTCACCTTCTTAGCTACATAATCGCCTGGGGCAATGTTGTACTTGAAGAACAACATTCTATCCAGACCTGCTTTGCACATACTCTCCGACATGGTGATAGTTTGTAAGAGCTTGTCGCCTTTGCGATTGTAGATCTTATAAACCTCACCTTCTCCATATTGCTTACTCGTGCTTGACATTTAATAACCTTTTCAGGGCTTCAACTTCGGCAATTGCCTCGTCGTAGTCCTGTCTGATCATTGCTTTCAGCGCGGCTTGCACAAACGGATCTTCTGAGAAGATGTTGATGAGCATTTCAGCCTGACCTAACCTTGCAGGGTTAGCCAGTAAAGGGTAGCTATCAAGAATGTGGTACATAGCGGTTTCATGAATTTCTTTCTCGATATTAACACAGTGAATAGCCTTGTCAAGGTTAATATTACGATCACCCTTGTCTCGTGTCATGTACTTCGCCAGCTTAGTGAAGCATGGTGTTGCACCGATAAGGTAAGCTAATTCAATAGGTTGGATTTTTTGTTTCTTGTAATGGTCGCCATCGACCTGAGTTTTTAGAGCGTCAGACATATTTTCTCCAATGCAGAAAGGGGCAGAAGCCCATTGAATGATAAGTTGTGTTTCAGCTTAACGCCAGATTTTAAGACCAAACACCTTGCGGTGGTTTTTCATCTTCGCATTGCAAGCTGGAGTCTTGGTTTTGCTCCTGATTAGGTTAGGAGACTTGGTGTTGATTTGGAGATCATCCTTGTAACTAATGCTAACCAAACCATTGCGAGGATCGATGTGAAGAATACCGTTGTAGTCTTCTACATCATATTGACGACATTCTTTATTGTCGCCCACAGATACGGCGTACATGCTACCGTTTATCATCACCTGCTGGCGGTTATCTCGTCCGATAATCACACCATCGTCATCAATGATATGTGTGTTTCGTTCAAGTCCGTTAAGGTCAATAAACTGACGGTACAGTGCTCGCGCAGCGTTGTTCTTGCCGGAGTCGGCAGAGTATTCACGAAATGACTCGTAATCTGTAAATTCAACTGGGTTCATGTTTCCTCCTTTGGATAGTCCACTCAGTGATTGAATTCTACTACAATCGGTGGTTCTGTGTCAAGCCTTTAACAATAAAAAACCCGCCGAAGCGGGTTTATATTAAATACCGATAACGGTTGAGGCACGTTTCTCTTTGCTGCGCAGGTTAACACGTCCACGAGACAGGCTCTGACATGAAGTACAACGTAACACTTGGAACGTACTGACAGCCGTATTGTAGAACTTGCCAGCCACTGGCACAAGGTGGTCTTTACCACAACGAGGACAACGGCGAAGCTCATCTTCGTAGTATGCTGCCAGGTTAGGGTGCTGAGGAATCCAGGCCAGGATTTTGATATACAGATCACGCAGTGACACAACATCGCCATCGTTGTAAGTCTGCATACGTCCGAACGCATCGCGATCACCTTCGCAACATGCTTTCCAGAGTGGGAATCCTTCGTTATCCAGTTTTTCACTTTCGGTTTCGAAGTATGCGCCCATCTCTTTCAGAGAGTTGGATGGTAATGCAAACTGTTTCTTGGCAGCTTTCAGTGTGTCCACAACTACGTAGGTAGATGGTGGTTGCATACCGTGGAATGCGAAACGTTGGTTGATGTAAGCTCGGTCAAACTTATAACCGTTATGTGCTACAACAACATCTGCTTCGTCCAGAATACGCCACAGGTCTTGACATAATTCCCAATCATCTGTATGATCAATATCGAACAGCGGATAATCGCTAAGGTTCTTACCTTCTACTTCTCCGGTGTACAGATCAGAGATGGAGTAGGAAAGCAGGTAGCCACGTTTGATCACCTGATCTGGCGAAATGAAAGCCTTGAATCTGCGGAAGCTGTAAACGATTTCTGGCGCTGTCTCAACGTCAATAATCTTTATTACAGGCTTTTTAACTGCATCTTCAACTTCGAACACTTCGTCAAAGTTTTCTCGTGCAAGGAAGTCGTTGACTGTACTTTTACGAGTTGCGCTACCAAGTACGGTAGCGGCGATGTGACGTGAAGAATAACCAGCAGCTTTCATTGATGTGATTGCAACTTTCTGCTCGTTTGTTAATTTACTCAATTTTCCTCCTGAATGGACAGTGCTTCGTCCTGTTCTGCTTCGTATGCTTTTAACATACTCTCAAATGTTGTTTCATCATTTTCCCAACGCTTCATGTAAACCAGTTGGAAGATTGTTTCTATCCATGCATCAGTTTCCATCCAAGTATCTTTTCCATCCCACGAGGTAAAACTTACACCATCAGGGAACCATTTGTGATA